CTAAACTACGTAACATTCTAAAAGACCCTAATGCTACCCCTGAGCAACAATATGCTGTATGGTCCCAAGGATTTGATGTTAAAAAATTAGGCAGAGAATGGATCATGAGATTAATGGAATTAACACGCAAAGGTATGGGCATTGGCGCTCCTGCTAAAAAAGGTATCCATCCAGATGCCGCGCAACCAGTTAAGTTGCCCAAGCAAAAAGCACCAGCAGAAACAATGGCCGGGGTGGGTATGCAAGACAGTCCGGAACGTAATGCGACACACGAAGGAAAACATGTAAATAACTGTGTGCCAGTTAGCGAGGACGTTGAGAACTTGTTAGCTGGATATATTAAATTATTAGAACGTAAATGAAACAGTACAGAATAACATCCGCAGATATAGCACCTATCGAAGAAGACGGTGACTCATATCTAGCACCTGATGATCCTGCACAGGAAATCCGTCGTTTACAATTCCTAGGTGGGCTAGGCGGACAAGAGCGTTTAGCAGAGTATAAAAACAGTTTAAAACAAGGCAGTAATATAAGCGTTACTGCCGCAGAAAATGCACGTATCATGCGCGAACAAAATATACAACCAGGAACTCCTGAGTGGTTTAAGTTATGGTTCAGTCTTCCATACATGACTGGAGAGAAAAAAGAATGAAAATCGCAGAATTATTAGAATCAGCTACCGCAGGTGCTACAAGCGTAGGATCAATTGGCGGCGGTAGCGTTGGTCATCAACTACAGCGTAGAGCATTTAATAAAAGCTATACAGGTAGCATGACTTCTGGTACTGGTAAGAAATCACCAAAACAGCCTGCGGCTAAAAAACAAAAGCCCGGCACAAATGCATTAGATGGAAATAATTTAGTCGTATGATAAACGAAGGCAAACGAGGATTCAAAGTCCGCCATAAACAAAAAGTTGCTTCAATAGAACCAACCAAGCCACGTAACTTTGTTGCTAAAAACGCAATCAATACAGGTGCCGGCGCACATAAAGATAAGAAGAAAGCTATGAAACAAGGCGATACAAAACACAAAAAAGACTATGCAGAAGGCATGGAAGAAAAGTTCCAAGCAGAGCTAGATAAAATAAACGAAAAATGGACAGCAAAATACAAGAGTTCAATTAACTGCTCCCATCCCAAAGGCTTCAGCCAAAAGGCTCACTGTGCTGGTAAGAAGAAACATAATGAAGACATGACTATGGAAGCAACTTGTCCAGATTGTGGTATGTGCGAAACGCACGGCAATCTCCATGAGATCAAGAAAGGTAGTAAGGATTCAAATGGTTATAGCAGTTGCTGGAAAGGTTATCATGCCGCAGGTACCAAGAAGGGTAAGAACGGTGGACAAGTGCGTAACTGTGTGCCTAATGAAAGTGTAGCAGAAGGCGCTCCAATTTCTGGTGACGGTGGCGCGGTAGCTAACTTTAAACAACAAATGGCCAACAATACCGAAATTGCTTATCAGAAAGCACAGAAAGGTATAAAGGATGAAGGAATAAAAGGTGCTATCGCAGGCGGTGCGGCTGGCGCAGTACTTACACGAAGTCCAAGAGGTGCAATAGCTGGGGCAGACATTGGAGACAAATTAGGAGATATGGTGGAAACTACGGACAGTGAAGGCGGCATGGCCAAACAGCAATTAATTACTGCGGCTAAGCTCGCTATACAATTAGCACAACAAATGGATGGCGACACTCAACTAGACGCATGGGTTCAAACTAAGATTAGTCTAGCATCGGACTACTTGTCGACTGTACATGAATTTTTAGTTAACGGTGAACAAGATGTTGATAAAGACGAAGAAACTGACGAAACTGTTGTTCCTGGTATCACTCATCAACATCACCACGGTACTCTAAAACATACATCCACAACAATGGAAGGTGCAAAAGTTGATCGTCAAGCAAAACACATTACCAAGAGTATGATGAAGTCACATCCTGGTATGAGCAAAGACAATGCAGAAGCTGCCGCTTGGGCACACATCAAGCATCCAAAGAAGAAAAAGAAAATTAAAGAAGATGCATACGATATCTATCTTGAAGTCATGCTTGGTAAATCTTTAAAGAAATGAGAATTTTAGAAGTTATAACTGAAGACGTTGTTCTTAAACTTGAAAAAGGTCTTAAGAAGTTACCAAGCCACAGTTACGACTCTATAGATAAACTCATGCAAAAACTCTGTAAGGATCATGATATTTCTGGAAAGAAATTACATGATATGTTTGTTGACAAGCATAATCTAACACCAGATACCTGGATCAAAAAACAAGTAGACGAAGATTGGAAAAAAGTAAACAAACACGATAAGACTGATGGCATGAGCCAAAAAGCAGTTAACGCTTATCGTAAAGAGAATCCTGGTAGTAAATTAAAAACTGCCGTAACTACTAAACCAAGCAAGTTAAAGAAAGGTAGTAAGTCTGCAAGTCGTCGTAAAAGTTTTTGTGCCAGAATGGGCGGTATGAAAAAACACAATGCATCGGCTAAAACTAAACACAATCCAGATAGCCCAATCAATAAAGCACTACGCCGATGGAATTGCGAAAGTATTGAGGAAATGCAAGAGTTAATATCAGTAGCCGAACAGTATATCAACGAAAACTTTGCTGATGGTAAAAATCCAGGACGCAAAGGTCTTGCCAAACGTTCAGGTGTTAATACCAAAGCCAGCGTAAGCAGTCTACGTAGTACTGCCAAACACTCGTCTGGTGAAAAAGCCCGAATGGCACACTGGTTAGCTAATATGAAATCCGGTAAAGCTAAGGCTAAAAACAAATAATCAAGACTTGACAATCTCCTGTATTCAGTATATAATTACTGTACAGGAGATTAATTATGAGTAAAGCATATGGCGCACCAGAGCAGGCAAAAATCAAACAACTTATTTCTGAAGGCGTAACAGTCTTACAAGAAATTGAAGACTTGAACGAAGGTTTGAACGACACTATCAAAGCTGTCGCTGAAGAACTAGAAGTGAAACCAAGCATTATTAAAAAAGCAATTAAGATCGCACAAAAGGGCGATTGGGAACGTGTGTTCACTGAGTTTGATGACTTGGAAACTATCGTTGATATCAGCGGTCATGCAATCCGCCAAAGCGATTATGATGCACAAAATCCAAACCGCATCGGTGATAATGATTGATACATTTTTTGCGCCAACACTAAGATGGATCAAGGATGACTGGCGTAGCAATAAGTTTAGGTTCGTTGTTGAGCTCCTTGCTTGGGCTATATCTATTGGCTGTAGTATCACAATGGCAGTCACCGTCCCTAATCCCCCTCTTATTGTATTATATCCTATCTGGATTGGTGGCTGTGCTATGTATGCATGGGCTTCTTGGACTCGCAAGAGCTTTGGTATGCTGGCTAACTACATTTTGTTAGTTAGTATCGATACTGTCGGTTTAGTCCGAATGTTAAGTTAAATATATTTGAGAACGGTTCAGCGAACCATAAGTCGCAATGTTGAAGGTTAACCGGCCATAAGCGGTAAGGAGAATTATGAGTTATATCGATGCCATCTGGGATCGTGACAATGACCGTGTACGTGTCGTTGAGCGTGATCCAAAAAAAGGTCGAATCTATGTCGACTATCCCGCAAGGTATGTGTTTTATTATCCAGATAATAAAGGCAAGTACAAATCAATCTACGGCGAAAGCCTATCGAAAGTTACTTGTAAGTCATTCAAGGAATTTGCCAAAGAACAAAAAATCCACTCAGGTCACAGACTATTTGAAAGTGACATCAATGCAAACTTCCGCATCCTAGAAGAAAACTATCTAGGTAAAGATGCTCCTAAACTAAACGTGGCATTTTTTGACATTGAGGTAGACTTTGATCCAGAACGTGGCTACGCATCACCAGAAGATGCGTTTATGCCAATTACTGCAATCTCTGTTTACCTACAATGGATGGAAACAATGGTTACGTTAGCTATTCCTCCAAAGGGCTTAAAAATGGAGGATGCTGAAAAGTTAGTTGAAGAATTTCCTAACACGCATCTATTCGAAAGCGAAGCAGAAATGCTTGACACTTTCTTAAAGCTAATCGAAGATGCAGACATTATCAGTGGTTGGAATAGCGAAGGGTATGATATTCCTTATACCGTTAACCGTGTTACTAAAGCACTAAGCAAAGAAGATACCCGTCGTTTCTGCCTGTGGGATCAATTTCCAAAGAAACGTGAATATGAAAAGTACGGTAAAGCCGCAGTTACCTATGACTTTGTAGGTCGTGTACACTTAGACAGTCTCGAGCTGTATCGCAAGTATACATATGAAGAGCGTCACACATATCGACTAGATGCGATTGGTGAAATGGAAGTAGGCGAGAACAAAACTGTCTATGAAGGTACACTGGATCAACTGTACAACAATGACTTCCGCAGGTTTATTGAATACAACAGACAAGATACTGCACTACTTGATAAACTAGATAAGAAATTAAAGTTTATCGATCTCGCTAACACACTGGCACATGAATGTACTGTATTACTACAGACCACAATGGGTGCCGTTGCTGTAACAGAACAGGCGATCGTAAACGAAGCTCACCATAGAGGATTGATCGTTCCAAGTCGTCCAAAGCGTGATGAGAACGCAGACAACCAGGCCGCAGGTGCGTATGTTGCATATCCTAAAAAAGGACTTCACGACTGGATTGGGTCAGTCGACATTAACTCACTGTATCCAAGTGCGATTCGTGCGCTTAACATGGGTCCAGAGACTATTGTCGGACAGTTGCGTCAAGATTATACACAGGCAGAAATTGATGCTAAGATTGCCAAAGGCAACTCATTTGCCGCGGCATGGGAAGGTAAGTTTGGTAGTAACGAATACGAGTTCGTTATGGCAAAAGACAAAGCCAACGACATTACTGTCGAATGGGAATCTGGAGAAGTAGACGTACTAAGTGGTGCTCAAATCTATGAAATGATTTATGAAAGTAATCAGCCATGGATGCTAAGTGCTAACGGTACAATTTTTACATACGAAAACGAGGGGATCATCCCCGGCTTGCTAAAACGTTGGTATAGTGAGCGTAAAGACATGCAGAAAAAATTAAAGGAAGCTATTGATGCTGGTAACAAAATTGAGGAAGAGTATTGGGATAAGCGACAGCTTGTTAAGAAAATTAACCTTAACTCTTTATACGGTGCTATTCTTAACGCTGGTTGCCGCTTCTTTGATAAGCGTATTGGCCAATCCACAACTCTTACAGGAAGACAAATTGCTCGCCATATGGCCGCAAAAATAAATGAAGTAATTTGTGGAGAGTATGATTACAAAGGTCGTAGTATCATTTACGGTGATACAGACTCTGCATATTTCTCGGCTTATACAACCCTAAAGACTGATATCGATAAAGGTCGCTTGCCTTGGGACAAAGAAACTGTTGTTCAACTGTACAATCAAATTGCAGACGAAGTTAATGGCACATTCCCACAAATGATGCTAGACTTCTTCCATTGTCCAAAGAGTCGCGGTGAAGTTATCAAAGCAGGTCGTGAATTGGTTGCGATCAAAGGCCTGTTCATTACCAAGAAGCGTTATGCTGTGCTGTACTATGACAAAGAAAACAAACGTGCAGACGTAGATGGAAAGCCAGGTAAGATCAAGGCCATGGGCCTAGACCTTAAGCGTAGTGATACGCCAGAATTTATGCAGAAGTTCTTGGAAGAAATCCTAACTAAGGTACTAAATGGTAGCCAAGAAAAAGAGATCCTGGACCGTATTGGCGAATTCCGAACTGAGTTTAAAGTTAGACCGGGTTGGGAGAAAGGTAGTCCAAAACGTGCTAACAATATTACAGAGTATCGCGAGAAAGAAAAGAAAGCAGGTAAGGCCAATATGCCAGGCCATGTACGTGCAAGTATTAACTGGAACGTGTTACGAGAAATGAACGGCGACAAATACTCTATGCAGATTGTAGATGGTATGAAAGTTATCGTTTGTAAGGTTCGAGATAATCCAATGGGGTATACAAGTATTGCGTATCCTGTAGACGAACTAAGATTGCCCAAGTGGTTCCAGGAATTACCATTTGATCATTCTGAAATGGAGACAACTATTATCAATAACAAACTTGATAATTTAATTGGCGTGTTGGAATGGGACCTAAACTCAACGACACAAAATAATACGTTTGGTAATTTGTTCACATTTGAATAAAATTTACTTGACTTTGATTCAAAATCTAAATATAATATATAAAAGGACTTTAACATGAAAGATATTTTACAAGACATCGTATCACATACGCACAACCTAGGATTTTTAGAAGTAGTTAAGATCACAGGAACAGAAGAAAAAACTCAAATTGATTCTGTTGCTGGCGACCGCTCAATTATCCTATCAGCAGAAACTGCAAATGCACAGCCAGACATGGTAGGCATTTTTGGTATGCCACAACTTAACAAACTAAAGATTCATTTAGATTGCCCAGAATATAAAGAAGGTGCAAAAATTTCTTTAGTTAAGGGTCAACGTAACGGTGAAGATATTCCTGTAGGGTTACACTTTGAAAACAAAGGTGGCGACTTTAAAAACGATTATCGTTTTATGAACCAGGCTGTTATCGAAGAAAAGTTAAAGGTTCCTAAGTTCAAAGGTGTTAGTTGGGATATTACTATTGTTCCAACTGTGGCCAGTGTACAGCGTTTCAACTTCCAAGCAAGTGCAAACAGCGAGCACTCAACCTTTGTTGCAAAAACAGACGGCGACAAATTGAAGTTTACATTTGGTGATGTTAATACACACGCAGGTGAATTTGTGTTTGCAGATGGTCTTACAAGCAAGATTACAGCTAACCTAAGTTGGCCGGTTGCACAAGTATTAAGCATCTTGAAAATTGCAGATGTTAATAATACTAAAATGAGTATTAGTAACCAAGGCGCCCTAAAGATTACGTTAGATAGCGGTTTGGCAACTTACGAATATATTTTACCAGCACAAGCATGATAAAAGGCATCACCAGTCAAAGTAGCTTTATCACGATATCGGGCGGATCGCCTAGCAATACATACATATCACCCGGATCAGCTGGTGCTGGTATGATGAGATATAATTCTAATATGGGCTGTATCGAAGTTAATGATGGCAGTATATGGAAGACTATGGATATGAGTTATGCTAATATAGCATTAACAGGAGAAGCAGAAGTTATTTTACAATGGGCTAAACAAAAGCGCATTGAAGAATTAGAAATGACTGCACTTGCCGAGACTCATCCTGCTGTTAAAATTGCATTAGAAAACCTAAATAAAGCAGAACAACAACTAAAAGCTACAGTTATACTGAGCAAGGAATATGATGAAACAACAAGTTAATTTAACCCCACTACAGAAAGACTATGCTGTCTATTTGCCAGCTATTAGCAGTTTCTATAGTACATATATTGCAAAACAAAGATTAGAAAAGTTTATTGCAGACGAACGAGTTCCGGTAGGATTTGATCGCGGTATTGAAGGCATGAACTTTTTAAATGCAGAAGAAGGATACTTTACCTACAAGTACGGTCTTTACTCTGCAGGTCATGCACAACTAGACTTGAATAAAAGTCTAACACAAGAGTCAATGATCCAACAACGAGATCGTGGCAACACAATGATCTTAGGCGACTCAGGTGGATACCAGATCGGTAAAGGCGTTCTTAAATTTGATTGGCTAGACTTTGAAGGGCCTAGTGCAACTAAAACACGTCAAAGTATTTTAGAATGGTTAGAACTTACTGCTGACTGGTCTATGAT